GTGAACATCTTGGTGTCCAGCGGCGCGGCGCATTGCGCCGTCAGTCCATGCGCGGCCAGCGCCCCGGCGTATAAGCGGCAGGTGGCGATGCGCAGATTCACCTTCCCTGCCATCGTATCATAGCATTTAGCCTTGCCGTTGCCCGGCGGATCCTCCTCTCTGTGAGTGAAATAGGAGGCGACGGGTTGCTTGAACCATGACTGCAGAAAACGTTGGCCCTCGAAATAGGCCAGCAGATACACGGCATCCGCTTTGCCGTCAGGCCCCGAGCTCACCGACCAGCCCAGAGCATCGTGCAGATACCGCGCCATTCTCGGCAGCACGCGGTCATCCATCGGATTCTGGCAGATCACGTGAACTCGGGGCAACTTCAGTCTCCTTTCGGCTTACGCCAGATCGACCAGCCACACGGCCTGTGGTCGGATGATCCCAAAGGCCGCCCGCAGCTCCGCCAGGATGGCGATGATGTTGCGCACGAAGAAATCAGCGTGGCTATCGGTCACCGAGATGGTCGCGCGTTCACGATCCCAGACCACGACCTTCCGCCAGTCGGCCAGGATCGCCCGACCCGCAGCCCAGCCGGCGCATTGCACCACCGGGTAGCCCCACAGCCGAGGGGCAGTGTTCCCGAACGGCCCGCCGCCATAGAACTGGTTTACCAGATCTTGCGCCATCTCGATGGCTTCCCAGTCCGTGGGGTTGAAAACCCAGGCCGTGGGAGTAGCCATGCCAAATACCTGGATGTTGGTCACAGCCCTGCGGGTCGTGGCCAGCGCGGTGCCCAGGAAACCCTGGCCCATCACGCCGGGGTAGTTGGCGATCCCCAGGAAGTTCTCGCCGATACCGTCGCCCGCGAGCACCTGGTCTTCCAGTTTCTCGCCCAGGTCGTCGCGCAGTTCGTTGTCGATGATCCCGCGAATCTGCGCGGCGTCGGAAAGCGCCCGCTTCGTCGCCGCTACCCACACGGCGATGGTCTTGACCGCCTCCCAAACCTTCTCGAAGTACATCGCGCCTTGAGGCTTTAGGCCCTCGATTTCGCCCGTGGCACCCGTGTACACCTTGATGTTGGCCTCGGGGGTCGGCGCAGACTCGGTGACCTGCTTGGTCTGGCGCACGAACTCCACCATGTCGCTGGTAGTTGCGCGACGATTGACCAGATCCATCACCGTCAGCGGCCTGCGGCCCAGACCCTCGTAGATCCCGGTGTAGTCGGGATTGACGAACGCGCCGGCGCTGGTGTCATCCAGGCCGGTGATCAGGTCCTTGTACTCCACCGGCGGGGACATGAGGCCCTTTGCGCCGTCGGGGATCTGTCCCGAGGGGGCGATGGTCTTCATCCAGCTCTTGAACTCGGCGGATTCCACAAAGCGCTCGCCCAGGGTCTTGCCCTTGCCGGGGCGACCGGCGGCCTGCTTGGCAGGCGGCGCATCGTTCAGGCTGATGCCTGCGCCCAGGTCCAGGATGGCGGCCTTCAGCGCCGCATCGCCCTCGGCCAGCTTGATCGCGGCCTTGAGTTTCCCGGCCTCTTCCAGGTAGCCGGTCACCTTCTGGCGCTCTTCGGCATTGAAGTCGCGCTTGGCTTGATCCACCGCATCGCAGATGTCTCGCGCTGCCTTGAGCGCGACCATCAACTGTTCTTTGAGATTCATCATGCTCCTATTCGTTTTCCATAAGATCGAGTGCCACACGCGCCGCGAGGGTGCTTGACTCCGAACTCCTCGGCGTAACCGCGGATCGCTTACGATCCGTCCGGCCCTTGCCTTGGTCCGTGTCGTCGCCATCGGAGGCGCTATCGCTCGCTGCTGTTTCCAGCAGTCCAGCGTCCTTCAGTACCTCAGTGAGCGTGTTGTACGCCGCGAGGATCCGGTCAGCATTGCGCTGGGCCAACACGCGGCCAGCCTTGGTCTCTCCATCGGCCTCGGTGCGGGTCACGGCCTTGTCGGCGGCTTTGATGTCGAGGGTCTGAGTATTGATCCCGGCCCCGCGCTGGACAGGCGACACAGCAATGACGTGCAGCTTCTTCAGAAATCGCACATCCTGGCCGTCGAAAACACCGGGCGCGCTGTCCTGGACCTCAAAGGTATACGACCACTGGCCGGCAGCGCCCAGGCTCTTGAGGGTCTTGTAGTGCTCTGCGCCGTTGGCCGTATCTAGGAAGAAGTGGCCGTTGGCCACGGCGTCATTGCCCTGTTCCCCAATCTCGCCCATCCCTACAGGCAGGGTCTTATCGTTATGGCCGTATGCCTCGATGAGCACCTCCTGCTTGCCAAACGCGCCGGGCACGGTCACGTCGCCGTCATGGTCAATAACCTGGAGCGTAGCAAAGCGGGCAGCGAAAGTGCCCTTGCTGTCATCCTTCGCCTCAAACGCCCCAACAAATACTTTGTGTTCCATCACGGATACTCCTGTCTTACCGATAAACTCAGCAAGAACCTTAGCAGACTCTTATCGTTCTTCGTCCGGTTACACTGAGCACACACCCAGACCAGGTTGTTGCGCTCATTCGTCCCGCCCTTGCTCACTGACACGATATGATCCATGTGCCCATCGCTGATGGGCCGATTGCAGTACGGGCAGAAGCCCGCATACTCGGACTTCAACTCAAGGATGCTATCCGCTGTGATCGCGGGACCATTCAGAGAAATGCGGCGCATAAGCTTGTTGGCAGCCTTGCCCGCTCGCCCCCTGTCTGTTGCGCGGTACTTGCGGGCAGTCTCATGTGCTTGCTCACGGTGTTCCGCTTGCCATTTGCGCGTGCAGGCATTGCCTTGCTCAGGATGCTCTTGTCGCCACTTTCGACTGTAGGCAAGTACACGTCCTGGATAGGTGGCCCTATATTCCCGGTTATAGATACGCCTTCCGGGATGCTCTGCGTATCTCTTTCGACGGGATAAGCATACGCGATCATGGTTTGCCAATTGCCAAGCGCGGGCGCGGGCGCGGCTGTTCCTCAGATGAAGCGCAAGGGAACACTCCTCGCCGCATGTCATTGCCCTGCCTCGTGCCATGAACTCGCGCCCACAGATGGCGCAGGCTTTAATCATCGTTTCATTCGCCACGTCCAAACGTTATGCTGCATTTGCAGTTCGCTACTTCAGCCGCTCCCTGGGAAGGGTCTCCCGGCCAAAGTTGGCCATTTGAAAAACGCTCAGATAACTCAACTTCTTCCCCGTCCATTTGTGCATGGGATTCTCTTGGATTCGCGCTATTCACCTGCCACGTTTTCGTTTTCAATCCGCCTTGTTCCGCACCCTGCATCGCGCCGAAAACGGAGGACGTAGTCACTTTCGAGGCGGCGATCTCCGGCGCACGCACGTCTATGGCCAGGGCGAATAGGGCCAGCGCCGCAGCCCTGGGCGCGTCATCCTTCAGCGCCTGAATCAGCCCATCGCGGGTGGTGGCGTTGATCTCCTCAGCAGCGATGCGGCTGTTCTCTTCCAGCCAGGGCAGCATCCGTTCATCATCGAGCTCGATGTCCAGTTGATCGGCGATGTGTTTCGCCCACACGGTGGCCGTGGCCACGTTGAGGCGGAAGATGTCATCGTGCAATTCATCGTCCCAGCGCTCTTCATCCCAAAGGTCGCCGATATCGGCCTTGCTGGACTTCTCTGGCACTCTGCCGATGATGGCGCCCTGCTGCCGCTTGAAGTGGTGAACCATCACCTCAGTCCACTTGACCTCGTGCCTATCGCGTAGGCCGGGTTGCGAGGGGTCAATCTGCCCCTCGCGTTTGGCTTTGCGGTTGGCCTTGCGTCGTTTAATCTCCCTTGCTAACAGGTAATCGCGGCGTACATCACCGAAAGAGAGCGTTATCTTATCAAATACGAAGCGCAACGTTGGCGCCATATCAAGGGGATTCGGTACATCGCTCTCCACATAGGCCAGCGTGATATGCGGCGTAAAGCCATGCGTCATGTCTCCCCGAAACCCATATTTCGCTAGGTGATCGACCAGATCCTCTCGCCATTCTGGCAGACCGGGCGCATCTACCGATGCGTAGACGGCCTCCATGCCACCTGTAGAATCTGCGCTGAATCGCCCCAGGCCTGAGATAGAGGCCCGAAGGGACGCCGCCGTCTGTGCCCACGCATCTAGGATGTCTGGTAGCCTAGCTAGGTCCTCGGCGGATTGGCTGCCAAGATACACCAGGGTCATGTGCAGCGCTTGAGGAACCTCGCCCCCGTCTATCGCGAGCTTATCAGCCACATCCGGGGGCACGTAAAGGCCCAGCCAGGCCCTAGTGCGGTCGTCGAGAGCCTTGATATCCACCAATCCCTTCGGCGGCGGGGCGCTATCGCGTGGGCTGGCCTGGCCGCCGACAAGGACGTTGAGCGGCGTCACCAGTCGATCCGCGTCGCCCCCCATCGAGGGCAGGTTCATGCGCGCCCGCGCCTCATTGGCCGTCATCCACGGCCGGCCCACCGCGCTCTGCAGGGCTGTCGTCTGTTCCTCAAAGCTGCCCTGCAACTTTTCCTGAATGTTGAACTCGACGTACACGCCGGGCGTAGTGTCCAGATCGGGCAGCAGCTGTAACTCGATGTCGCCCTCGATCATCGAGAGCCAGGGGCCCAGCGAGTCCTGGTAGAGGTTCTTGTGTTGCTCCCGGATGTTGGAGAAAGTGGCATTGTCCAGGATCCCCACCATCGGCAGCGGGATGTGATAGGCCCGCGCGCACTCCTCGCGGGTCAGCTTGCGCCCGCCCAGATACTCGCTCTCTTGCGCGTTGAAGCTGGCTTCCTTCCAGGCCATGCCCTCTTCCAGGATGGCCGTCTTGCCAGCATTCTCGCTGCCGGAATAGAGCGCCTCGAACTCCGCCTTGAATCGCTCGCGAGCGTCCTTCGACCAGAGAGGCGCATCCGCCGGGCGCTCGATGATCCCATTCATCCGCGCTGAGTTGGCCCAGAAGTGCTCCCGATAATCCCCGGCGGCATGCTCCTCGGCCAGCACCCGGCGCAACGTTTCCAGCGGGCTGAGGCCGGATATAGGATCGAGGGGGTTGTAGCCCCGGAAGTGGACGATGCCCGCCGGCTCGATCTTGAGCAGCTCGCCGGCCAGGGCCACCTCGTAGCGCATCGGCACAATCCCGCCATAGGCCGTTACCCACGGCGGGGGCACGCGCAGGAGGGCGAACCTATCCGCGGTCTTGACCTTCAGCCAGTAGGCGTTGAAGTAGATCCCCAGGTCGGACATCAAGCTCTCTATAAGATGGTAGCGGGTGACCTTCATCTCTGGCGGTAGGGGCTGCTCGATCAGTTTGGCCAGCGGGTGATCGCGCAGGCGCACCCGATCCGTTTCGCCCTTGCGCTGGAAAACGTGTAGGCCCAACTGGGCGATGTTGCGGGCCAGAAAGTCCACGCAGGTACGGATGTTGGGCTGCGTCTTGTAGAGCGTCGCGTAGTCGTAGTTGAAGGCGTTGTACATCCGCAGGCTGCCATAGGAATACGACGGAGACCAGGCCGTCTCCTGGGCAATCAATGCGCCGAGCGACTGTACGACGGCCATCAGCCGATCACCTGCATGAACTCAACGTTCGCTGTCGGCACCAGTACCTCACCATCCATCGTTACTTCCCCCATGCGCGGCCTCAGCATCTGCGCGTCGCGCAACACCAGGAAGCCGCCCCGCCTCTGCCACAGCACGCCGCGAAAAGCCGGGGCGTCAGCACCCTTCAGGTTCACGATCACTTTCTTGAGCGTCGGGTAGCGGTCGAATAGTCGCATCTCTCTCCGCTCTTGCCATCATCTTGCGGGCGCGGGCCTCGATCGTCAGGGCCTCAGCGTCCATCTGTGCGCGACGCTTGGCATCGCCTATCCGCAGCGCCTGCTTGCGTAGCCGCGCGGCGCGCGCCAGAAGATCCGCCGCAATGCGTTGCTGGCTCATGCCGTCTCCAATCCGTGATCCTCGTAGACGGAGCGCTTGGGCTTTTCTTTGCGCATCGTCCGATCCAGGGCCATCAGGAGCGCCACAACTCCATCTATTTTGCCTTGGCTAGCCGCTTTATCAGGTTTCAAATTACCAGCCGCATCCTGCTGCACGGCCACGTTATCGGCCATCCAGGTCAGAATCGGGTTGCCCCCGTGGTGCAGCTTCTTGAGCAGCAGCCGCTTCTCGAACTCTTTCGTCAGCGGCGCAAAGGACATGAATCCCTGGCCCATGCCATAGACCGTCAGCCCTTCATCCTGCAACTCCTGAGAGACGCCGTAAGCCTGGAAGAGGCGGTCGATATTCAGGTCCACCAACTGATAACGCCCGGCGTCCTCCAGGATCTGCTTCTTGACGAAGCCATAATCCACCGCGTCCCCCGGGGTAGTCTGTAGCCAACCATCCCGCGCCCATGCCTGGTACTGCGCCTGATAACGGTTCCCGTCATCCGTCAGCTTGGCCGCCGGGCACCAGAATCGCGCCAAGATGTCCAGCGCCTCGGGGTCATCCTCGTGCGGAAAGACCATCACCCAAGCGGTCAGATCGGAGACCGACGATAGATCCAACCCGCCGTAGCACATCCGACCATCAAGGTCGGCCACATCTACCAGGCCGGCGTTCTCGTTCCACAAGGCCACATCGATCCAGCGGTCAGACTGCTGTGTCCACAGGTTCAGGTGCAGGCGCTTGAACACATTCTGAGCCGCGGGCAAGTGCTTGGCCTTCACTGCTTTGCGCGCCAGATCGTCTGGCTTAACGGATATGCCGTAATTCGGATTGGCCTTGATCCAAACCTCTGGATCGGCCCAGTGCTCCTTTTCATCCTCTTCGTCCGCAGCGGCGATGAAGGCGAACCAGGAGTCATCCTGAATCGAGTTCTCCAGCACCTGCCGGGAATACTCGTGATGCTCCCAGCAGATCGACTGCCGGTCGTAACCGGCGGTGGTGATCTCGAAGATCAGCGGTTGACGGCGCGCCCCGGTAGCCGTCTCCAAAACGTCCACCACATCGCGGGTCTTGTGCGCGTGCAGCTCGTCGATCAGCGCCCCGTGAACGTTGAGGCCATCCATCGTGTCCGCGTCAGCGCCCAACGGCTCGTACTTGGAGGCCGTAGCCTCGATGTTAAGGTTGTTCTTGTAGACCTTGACCATCCGGGATAAGGCCGGGCTCTTACGCACCATGCGCGTCGCCTCGGAATGGGCGATGATCGCCTGGTCGCGTTTCGTAGCTGCCGAATAAACCTCGGCTCCGGGTTCTCCGTCGGCGCACAAGAGATAGAGCCCGGTCGCAGCCAGGATAGAGGTCTTGCCATTCTTGCGAGGCACCTCCACGTAGGCCACGCGATAGCGCCGTAAACCATCCGCCCGTTTCCAGCCGAACAGATCCCACAAGAGGAACTGCTGCCAGGGCTCCAGGCGGAAACTCTGCCCGGCCCATTCGCCCTTGCTGTGTTTGAGAAAGCCGAAGAACTGCAGAACGTGCTCGGCGGCCTCGCGGTCGAAGTGCAGGCCGCGGCTCGCCGCATCGTCCAGGTCGCGCGCATGTCGCTCGACGGCCAGACGCAATAGGGCGCCGGTTGGGATGGTCTTGTCGAGCACTCCACGGATGTACGCCTGGACAGGATGAACGCTCAACGCTCTACGTCCTCTTGCGGCTCATTGAAACTGCGCACGCGATCCATTTCGTCGAGACTGGATTTGCCAGAAAGGAACGCGGAGAACGGATCGGCGGGCGCTTTTTCGGGAATGCTCAGTCGGGAACGGTCAGAGGGCGTCAACCCGAACCGCGCAGCGAAGGCGAGATACTGCTGCCAGCTCTTGATGGCCAGCGCGACGGACGGACGCGGCCCCTGATAGCCGGTGTCGGTCTCGAAGGTCGTGCCATTCTTTTCGATGTCCTTGACCGCATCTACGAACATGCCCCACCATTGGCAGCCGCCAGCGATCGCGCCGCGATCCAGCGCGGTCAGCAGGCCGAGCGCGCTCAGTTGAGGCACAATGCGATTCCATTCGCGCTTGGCCTCGGGCAAGAGCCAGCCGGGGCGCGTGGGAATGGCGGGGTCGGGCTGGGGCTCGTTGAGAGGCATACGATCTGGTCTGGCCGTACCCTGTAAGCGCTTCAGCTGACTCGGTTTTCGAGGCCGTCCTGCCACGATACCCCCTAAAGGCA